CCAGTCCGTATGGAAAAAGTACAGGTTTGCCTTGTCCTTTTGTACTTCACGCTTCGGTGTTGCCTTGAAGTACGGCTTCCACATCCGCCATACGAGATAGACGATCAAGGTAAATGCCAGGACAAGCAAGAGCGTATTCATTACTTGAGAACGCGAGAAATTCTACGTTGCAGCTCAAACCAGCGGCGATAGGCTTCTTCTGCGCTGATGGTCTCCTTAATTTGCATCCACGCAATATCTGTTGACATTCTCTCAGGTTCAAATGGACGAGGTTGAAGTTTGATCCAACGTCCGTTGTGTCGAACTAAGAAAATGGAAGTTGTTTCCATTACTTTCTTAGACACAGGTAAGTGGTAAATGTATTCGGTCTTCATCGTCGTGGGCAAGGGTCTTCTCGCGGTCGCAGGTAATTACGTGGTTCATTATGGGGCATCAAGAATCTATGACGCATTCTGCGTTCCGCACACTCTGGGAGAAATTGTCTACACTCTGGTTTCTACATCAAGTCCGGTCTGCGTCGTCGCATTAGGTACAATGCAGATGACGCAAAATAATTATGGAACGCTGTTGACCACAACATTGGCGGCACATCTGGTGAACGCTCTACGAGTTTGTCCGAGTGGTTAAGGAGACAGTCTTAAGATCTGTTGGCGAAAGCCGCGAGGGTTCGATCCCCTCAGCTCGTATCTATTTTTTACACACGTCCCTAAGGGTCCTTAGACCCGCGGGAATCCCACCAGGTTAGCACCGATGCCGAATCCAGCACCCGTGCGAGCAGACGCACCCACGCTAGGGGCGTAGATGTCCAGAATCGCAAACGTGGCAGTGGCGACCAGGGCAATCATTCCAACCTCGGCAGCCTTGAGGGTCTTGCCCGGGAGGACGAACGCGGCAATCGCCACCGCGAGACCCTCCAGGAGGTACTTTACAAGGCGAGTCACAAGGTCGGCAACGTCAACGCCGGCAGAGGGGGTAGGCTTCGGCTTAGAATCCATTTGTTTGGTTCTATGGCTCGAAGATTTTTTACACACCACCCGAATAGACCTTGTATGTCACGAGCGGTACACCAACAGCCCAGACCGCCCACCAAGGAACATACAGGGACAGGTACTGCAGGATGACGAAGAACACAATAGAGTGGATCGCCGCTGCCATCAGCCCCGAGCCGAGGGAGAGAAGAACACCAGGGCACAGCAAAAAGAAGAGGTAGGCGGTCGTGAAGATGTCGTACATTTGTCTTCTTGCGGAGAAAGGAAATGAATTTCACAACAATAATAAGCAGACCTCATGAGCGCTCGCAAACGAAACATGTCGGACACAGAATTCTGGGAGTGGTTCGAATCAAAGCTAATCACAACTAATGATGGATGCAAAGAATGGTCTGGATGTCGTTATTCCCAAGGATACGGTGTCGTCCGTATTGATGGGAAAAATATGAAGGCTCACCGCATCTATCTCGAGCATTCCCTTGGGCGACGATTATCCGCCGATATGTATGCACTTCATTCCTGTAATAATCCACCGTGTTGTAATCTTGAACACTTACGAGAGGGGACCAATCAGGACAATGTAGATGACAAGCTTCGATCGGATAGGCAACCTCGCGGAGAAACTAATGGAAAGGCAAAGCTTACACTTGAGCAAGTAACCGAAATAAGAGATAATCCTAGTGGTTTATCACAGTATCAACTTGCAGATCTATACGATGTCAAGCGATCCTGCATAGCAAAAATCCAGCGTGGTAAAACATGGAGTTTAAACATGAGAGCGTTAGTGTAAACAAATGCCCCGCACTGAACTCCCTAAGTTTGAAGATAATGGACAGCTTATTGATTTTTTGGACGAGGACCCCGAGATCCCGACGCAGAAGTACTGCGTGGTGTCCTTTATCAGTCCCGAGAAGGTGATTAAGCAGAAGGAGGAGTTTATGTTTGAGAAGTTCGTTGCCTGGATGGACTACGAGTGGAAGGTCAAGGGACTCGAGAACTTCATGGCATTCCTGTCCAAGAAGTACTCTGTCAAGATTGATGACCTGCTGAAGGATGCGAGTGATTTTGTGAATGTTCGTAAGGAGGAGGTTAAGAAGACGGACATCCACGAGCAGTACCAGATCTTCCTCCTGAAGAACGAGAAGGAGCTGCAGGAGACCTACGACAATCAGGTGGACTTCCGGACCAATATCCGCGGCGTTAAGGTGCGCCGTTCGTTTGCCACGGTGGAGGAGACGCAGATGTTTGCTAAGGTTCTCCAGCGTCGCTACCCGAAGGACAATCTCTACATCGGCAAGGTCGGTGCCTGGCTTCCGTGGGACCCCTCGGAGCACCTGATGCCGGAGGTTGAGTATGCCGAGAAGGAGCTGAACGAGCTGATGCGCAAGTACAAGGAGAACGAGTCCAACAAGGAGCTCTTCTTTGCGGAGCAGCGCGAGGAGTCGATCAAGTCGCAGAAGGAGGAGAATGAGAGGCGGAAGAAGGCGAATGCTGCCGAGAAGGCGCTGGAGGACGCATCCAAGGCGATCCATCCGTCGGAGGGCGCTCACCGCGACTAATCGTTTCCAGTCTTCTTGACCCACACGGAAGGAGGTGCGTTCTTCTTTCGCATTGACGTTGAGTTATAATCGTCAGCAGCGAGCATTGCGGATTGGAACGGGCGGTTATCAGCCCACAAGGACTGGTCGCAAAGTCTGAACGGCGGATGCTCTGACGCCTTATACCAAAAGACCTGATCGTCAAGCTTATTGGAGGACACGTTATTGCAAATGACTAACCCCTCGTAGTTCTCCGTACACTGGTCCATAAAATCACAAAACATCTCAAAGGTAGGAAACATACCCGCGTAATTCTCGTAAATTCTACGACGATTACCTAGGATATTCTCACGCAGAATGAAGACAAAATCCACGTTGGTGCGGAGGTTGGGCGTGATACCCAGTGGGTACTGCATCGTGATAATCGTCATCATATCGAGGTGCCGACCGTTCATGAAAACAAAGCGAGTCGATTCTTCATTGATCCACTCCTTGGCAGCGTATAAGCAGTCGTCAAGAATCAAGAACGCGCGAGGGTCAAATGCCTGTCCCGATGCTTTCGACTTCAAGAATCGCTGCTTGGCTGCAAATTGGCGCTTGATAAACGCCTGTACCTTTGTAGGTTCATATTTATCATGGATCAGCTTAGAGGGTACAAAGGCTTGAAAGTACTCGTTCACGGCTTCCGTCGGCGAGATCACCATTCCGGCTGGAAAGGAGTCCTGGACGTTAAAGAGCAGATCACGTGCCAAGAAAGACTTGCCAGTATCCTTCTTTCCAATGATCACAATCATGGGGCTCTTACGCGAGTCCATTCCACATCGATCTTTGATCATGTCCATGTTGAATTTTTTAAGATTGAAGTTTTGTGTCATCTTGTTCTCACTGTCGTTTATTTTTCTGCTTTCATCACCGAGACACTTCATAATGGGAAAGGATTTGAGAACGACATCGGTACAGATGAAAATCCATCGGACGCCCAAGTTGGATGGGGTGCATTGGTCGATGAAGAATCTCCAGCCGTTCTTCCCTTGCCTTGAGAAGCTCTTCAAGACTGAGAATCTTGCAAATGTCAATGAGTACGGTGTGAAGCTGGAGTATCCGATTGATTCAGTTGTGGATGCTGGTAACGTCAAGATCCAGGGACAGACCCTTCCTATTCATCGCAAGACCACGATGATTCTGTCGCCATTCAAGACGATGCGCGGTGACTACGGATCCTTCGGCGTCCCCAAGCGCACCGATGTTGCAAATGACATGCAGGAGCGTATGCAGAGCCCGCACACCGCTGCCTATGTAGGTGCCATTACCTCGATTGCCTTGTCGGAGTCTGGATGCGAACACTTCCCCAAAGTGTACGGCGTTTACGTGGGCGTTGCCGGATCCCACACGATTGACATCTCAGATGACTATGAGGAGCTCACCGAGAAGGGATGGTTTGCAGAGAAGATTGGCAAGACCTTTGAACTGAAGCTCAGGACCGCCGGTCATGATGCTGAGTTCAGCCACACACGTCGTGCCCGTCTTGCAGTAGAAACTGCCGAGGAGATTGATCTTGGCGAGGTAGATGAGGTGGAGGCAGATCATATCAGTAATCCGGACCATGAGGGACAGGTGGAGGATTACGATGTAGCATCGTCTGAATCCCCTGAGCTTGAAGAGGATGAATCGACGGAGGATGATGTCTACGATATTGAGTCCTGTGCCTGCTCGGACGAGACCAATGAGGACGAGGGTGAGGAGGAGGAACCTGAGCCGTTTGCCTGGGCGACGTTTACAGATGTGCCGGTGGTCACAACTGTGATGGAGCAATGCGAGGGAACCTTTTACCAGCTGATCAAGGAGCATCCGGAGCCTGAGAAGCACGTCGCGTGGATTTCCCAGGTGGTCTTTGCACTGGCATATGCTCAGAGGAATTACGGTTTCACTCACAATGACCTCCACGGAAACAATGTGATGTATGTGAAGACGAACCAGACGCACTGCTTCTACATCCACGGTGGAATTCCCTACAAGGTTCCTACGTTTGGATACCTGATGAAGATCATCGACTTTGATCGCGCGATTATCAATCTGCGCCTGGTGGGGCTGAAGGAGCCAAAGACGTTTATTAGCAACCAGTTTCAGGAGGATGAGGAGGCAGGAGGGCAGTACAATATGGAGCCGTTCTACAACAACAAGCACGCTCATATCGGTGCTTCATCCTCGTTTGATTTAGTGCGTCTTGCTACGTCAGTCTTTTGGGATATGTTTCCCAAGGGACCGAAGCATGAGGTTGCTCATCCGCTGTTTGGTATCTTTTTGCAGTGGATGAAGCAGACCGATGGTACATCCGTGATGTTTCGCACAAAGATGGACAATCACGATCGCTACCACGGATTTGATCTGTACAAGGCAATTGTGAGGTATTGTGGAGATTCTGCGGTTCCTAAGAAGGAGATTGGACGGATGGTGCAGTATCGTGCAACACCCTCAGCGGCTCAGTTAGGTGACGCACTCGTGATCGAGACCTAGCATCTTGACAAAGGCGGTATTTGCACCAAAGAGTACGTGCAAAATCTCACCTGCAATGAACCAGGCAAGGATTGACTTCCACCAGCTAACACCAAAAACAAACGAGCTAATCAGACCGCCGGCAACGGTCATCCAGGTGTCATTCCACGAGAATCCAAAGATTCTCGTTGCATGCACTCCCTTTCCGACTTCGCCTAATACATTTGCATAGGGACAGCCCATTTACGATTACTTACCCGTATGAAATTAATGCCATCCGCAAGCGAGCTTCGAGAGCTCTGTTCGATTGATAGTTTCATTGAGGTTACAGTGATCAATGCAGAACGTGCTGCCAGGTTTGGCGACTCGTATGACATTGTGGAGGTTCCAACGTCCATGTCTATGTCAATTGTTAAACAGAGGTTAGCGAAGGCGTTCCCCGAGTGCAAAATTGTTGGGCGCTGGTTTACACGGCACCTCGAGATCAAGTGGGGTTAAAGCGCCCTCTAGAATCTTTAGGTCCTTCTCGGCTTGTGCGTACTCACCATACGCATAGTCAATCGTCTTTGTAGGACCGTTAGGATAGTACAGTGTGATACGCGAGTTAGATAGATGATCGACTCCCAACCAAACTTGCTGTAACCCCGCAAGTTCAACCAGTCTCCCTGCAACGCGAACTGTACGCAGCATACTATGTATGTGTGCTTGTCTTAAAACTCCGGCTTGCCGACAAACATCTCCTGCGCCGCAGAGGCAGCGGATGTCACTGTCTCCGCCACATCAGATACCGTCTCGGTATTCAGCGAGTACAGGATGCCCGTTGTCAGAATTCCAGATCCACCAGCGATCTTGGTCAGGTCAACGTAGTCCACCGGCTGGGTCTTTGCGCGACGATCAAGTACGTACAAGAGTGCCGCAACAATCATGACGACGCCGACAATCATACCCAGTGTTTGGTAGTCTGTCATTTGCTTTTGAATGTGGATTGGTTTAGACATAGTTAGACGCACTTAGAGATCCAGCTTGACGACTCCGGCGGGCTTAGCTGCCGGCTCCTCTTCATCGTCCGACAGGTCGAGCTTGACATCTTCGCCCATCGTCAGGCGGGGGCGCTGTTCTTCCTCGTCGTTATCCTCAGCGTCCGTTGCAAACTCGACTGTCTCAGATGCACCAAAACTCAGCGCCGGCTTGGTCTCCGGCACCTGGGGACGCGGGGGCTCCGGTGCAGCGGCAGGCTTGGACTGGAAGTACGCCTTGCTGATATCCTTCCAGGGGATGAAGCTATCGATCACCTCATCCAGAGTTCCACCGAGCATCGTCTCGATATCACGGCGGTTACGGGACTGCTGTTCGCTTGACACATCCACCGTCTTAAACAGGTAGGCGTTCGACCAGCACTTGCGAGCCGCCGCCTTGTACAGCGTAAACACAAACTTGCCCAGAGACGGGCGATCAAACTCGATGTTCACGTGAGCCTCATCAGACTGCTGCAGGGAAGCAAACGCGCGGATGTAGCTGACAAACACACCCAGCAGAAGATCCTCTATGTACTCGCACTTGGACACCTTCTCGATGCGGGCGACCTCCGTATTCAGGATCTCATCTGTCCACTGGGGAACGCGGGTCAGCAGGTTCTGGAACGTCTTCAGGATCTCACCGGGCTGCTTGTTACGCATACAGGCAACCTTGGCGTTATCGTAGATGCTCCACAGACCATCCGCGACATGGGGGATCAGGACGCGGTTCAGATTCTCACGAAGAGACTGCTTTACAAATTCAGTGCTCATTTACTTAGACAGAGCGAAGAGAGGAATGTCAATACGGACGCGATGGCTCGTTTCGTCTTGATTTTGATGGTCAAGAATGAAGAGAAGATCATCCGACGCTGTCTGGCTGCAGTTGATGGGCTGGTCGATGCATATGTCATCACGGACACAGGGTCCACGGACATCACGACCGACATCGCCATGGAGTTCTTGGCAACTCACGAGGGCTGCCTTGACGTGAATACCTGGAAAGATTTTGGTCATAATCGGAGTCTTAGTTTCAAGAATGCTCAGAGTTACTGCAAGGCAAAGAACTGGGACTTGACCGATTCGTATGGACTTCTGCTGGATGGCGATATGATCTTTGTCCCTGGGAACCTGAAGGAGAACTCGCTTGGTGATCTTGGGTATACGATTATTCAGTCAGCAGGGAATCTTGAGTATCCCAACACCCGCCTGGTACGAATGGACTATGACTGGGTGTGCAAAGGTGTTACGCACGAGTACTGGGATGGACCCTGCGCCCATCTTCCCAAAAGTGTCTGCTACATTGATGATCGAAATGACGGTGGGTGCAAGGGTGACAAGTTTCCTCGCGATCTTGCCTTGTTGGTAAAGGGAGTTGAAGAGGATCCAACCAATGTTCGCTATGTATTCTACCTTGCACAGACCTACCACGCGATGGGGAAGTGGGAGGAGGCAATTGAGGCATACAAGAAACGCATTGAGCTAGGCGGTTGGTTTGAAGAGGTCTGGTACTCACACTACATGATCGCAAAGACCTATGATACGCTGGGAGACATGTATCAGTTCGAAGAGTGGGTCCAACGAGCATACGCATTCTACCCAGGTCGATCGGAAGCGTTATATCATCTTGCACGGTCTCTTCGGAACCGAGGTGAACATTACAAGGCAATGCACTACATTCAAATCGGCAAGAAGATTCCTCTTTCGAAGGATTCACTTTTTATTGAACGGGACACCTATACTGGACTGTTTGAGTATGAAGAATCGGTCTGCAGATATTACACTCTTGGAACCAAGCGGGAGGCTCTGCGCGACTCCATGAAGTATCTGATGGAGGAGAAGCCCTACCAAGACAGCGTCTATTCGAATATGAAGTTTTACATTGAGGTGCTGGAGGGCGAATCAACTCCCTATCCAGTCAAGCGTGATCTATTTGGACCTAATTTTCACCCTGCGCATATCTCTATTTCGGAGCCGTACCACAATATCCGATTTGTGAACTACAATCTGAATCACACGAACACGACCTACACGATGAAGGATGGCTCGTACTCTGACTCGAATCCAGTCATGACGCAGAATGCCTGTTACAATCAAGATACGAAGGAGGTTGTCCTGATGGATGATGCATCTACAAATCTCCCCCGTGTTCCGGCTCATGTGAAGGGTCTGGAGGATGTCAGGTTGTATCGCAATAAGGCAGGTGATCTGTGTTTCTCAGCAACCGTCGCAGAGTATGTCCACCGCCACGCGGTGATGAGAGGACAGTACGATCCCGACACTGGAAAGTATCGCGATTGTATTGTGATGGATTCCCCGGTTGGATCGGGGTGCGAGAAGAACTGGCTTGGAATTACAGGTACAAATGACGTGATCTATCATTGGTTTCCGCTTCAGATCGGAACGTATCGTGGATCGAAGCTTGATATTCATACGCGCCACGCCACACCCTGGTTCTTCCGTCATTTGCGGGGATCGGGCGCCCCAGCTCGCACAAAAAATGAGCTCTGGGCATTGACGCACTTTGTCATTGGAGAGCATCCTAGGAACTATTTCAGCTGTATTGTTGTTCTGGATGATAAGACCTATATGCCAAAGCGTGTTTCGATTCCCTTCCTGTTCCACTCGAATTACGTTGAGTTTTCGATGAATATCCGTGTCGAAGGCAAAAATGTGAAATGCATTTATTCAACTCTTGATGATAATCCCTGCGAGATTACGTTTCGTATGCAGGATGAGGACTGGATTCAAGTGTACAAGTGACGCCACGACTCATTGACCACCTTGGTCTCGACCAGGATTCCCTTGACATCATCCGGTGTGATGGTCATCGGCAACTTGACTGCCTTGTAGAACGGATACGTCTTTGCTGTCTTCTCATCGGCAATGCGGAGAAGGTTGATGCGGGTCACCAGCGTCTCCACTGCCCGGATCAGGACACGCACACCCTCCTCTTCGCTAGAGTACTCTGAGATCAGGAACTTCACCGCCTCCTCTGTGATCTTCAGGTCCTCCTTCATATTCAGCCGATCCAGGATCTGAGGCCAGACGTACTGGGTCAGGATCGCCTTCTTGTCTGTCGCCGTGTAGCCCGAGCAGTTGATGACCTGCATGCGGTCCTTCAAGATCGGGTGGATCTTGGTCTCGTCATTGAAACTAAACACAAATAGACACTGACTCAGATCGAAATCAACACCCGCAAAGTAGCGATCGTGGAAGTGCGAGTTCTGCGACCTGTCTGTCAAGTGGATCAGCATGGAGATGATCTCTTCGCCGTGTGCCGTCGTAGAGACCTTATCCAACTCGTCAAAGTAGATCACCGGATTCATGCACCGAGCCGACATGATGGCGTCAGCAATACGACCCCAGGTGGCGCCCTCGTAGGTATAGGAGTGACCCACAAAGTTGGCTGAGTCCGATGCACCACCCAGCGAGAAGAACTCGAAGGGACGCTTGAGAACCTCCGCCACACCGTGACGAGCAAAGGATGTCTTGCCTACACCCATCGGTCCCTTGAGGGCGATCACATTGCCCACCGAGGTGGGATTCGCGATCCACTGGGCGACGATTTGCATCACCTGTGCCTTGGCAGGATCCATGCCGTAGACCGCCTTGTCCATCGTGGTCTGCGTATCCGCAAGGAACTTGGAGCATCCCGCACGATCCTCGACAAAGTTGACCGGAAGCGGAACCACCTTGCCAAACGGGATCCGAAGGAAGCCGTCGACCCAGGTCTTCAGCTTGTGGACCTCACCGCCATCTGCATCCATCTCATTCAGGATATCAATCTTACGGATCACTGTAGCCTTGAGCTGATCCGGGATCGGAAGTCCGAGCACGCGAAACTTGTAGGGAACCTCGCCATCCGACACCAGCTTCGCAAGACTCTTCATCTGCAGATTCAGCTTACGGCGCTTCGACTTGGACAAGTCCTCAAAGTAGTCCTCCTCCTCTGGATTGAGGCTGAGAGCCGGCTCGTCGTCCTCCTCTTCCTCGCGACGAGACTGGCGACGTCTCGGATTGCGATCTGACTTGGACAGGCGCCCTGTCTCAGGACGAACATACTTGTCCATCAGGTGGGCGATGAAGGCATCTTCATCTTCCTCGGATTCGTCTGACTCACTCTCTTGCTCAATGTCGATGCGCGAGGGTCCCTTACCGCCGGCGATCTGGTGGATGTGCAGCTTGACAGACACCTTGGCGCCTTTCGGGAGCTTGAGGGTGGTTTCCTCTTCCTCAGATTCCTCCTCGTCCTCGCTCTCGTCTTCCTCCTCCGACTCCTCCTCCTCTTCGGCTTCAGACTCCTCGTAGTCGGAATCCTCCTCATCGTCCTCTTCCTTCTTGGTCTTGAGAGTGTCATCATCTACCCACACCACGGGTGACTTGCGGGTACGAAGATTGTAACGCTTAGGAGGCATTCTTGCTGCTTGATAAGATTTAAAACAAAGTCGTATCCATTTTTAATGGAAGACATCACAAAAATTGTCAAGGATCTCGAGGAAGAGAACAATCGGGTAGCCGCCTCAGATCCAGGTACAATGACAGCCTTGGGTGTTGTCCGTGCATTTTTGAGGAATCACCCTGTGATGTGTTACGGTGGTACCGCGATCAATAACCTTCTCCCCAAGCAGGACCAGTTTTACGACCCGAAGGTGGACGTGCCAGATTATGACTTCTTCAGTAAGACCCCGCAAGCTCACGCTGTTGTCATTGCCAATCAGCTAAAAGCTCACGGAATCAAGGCAGTTGAAGTCAAGCCGGGCATGCACATTGGTACCTACAAGGTCTTTGCAGACTATACGGGTGTAGCCGATATCACACAGCTTGATGAGGTAGTCTTTGATCGTCTGTGGAAGGAGGGTGAGGTTCGAAACAAGATCCACTATGTTCCTGTGAACTTCCTGCGGATGTCGATGTATCTTGAGCTTAGCCGCCCACGAGGAGACGTATCTCGTTGGGAGAAGGTGTACAAGCGCCTTCAATTACTGAACAAGGCGCATCCGGTGATGTGCAAGAAGGATTCGGACACTGAACATACAGAGCTGACCGAGCAGCAACAGAAGGGTGTCATTCGCCTGCTCAAGAATGAACCGGTTGTTTTGTTAGGCGTGTCATCGTCTCAAGTGCACTTGGATCAGAACTGGACGACACCGATCGGTATCCTGGCAGATGGACCGACGATCGAGCGTCTGACTGAGGGTGAAAAGACAGAGGTTCACGAAGAGAACGATATCTTGCCCAAGCGTACGGCGGTGCTAGATGCATCAGGAAAGAAGACGCTGTTCCGGTTTTACGAAACAACTGCGTGTCACAGCTATCACAAGATGCACAATGGTGTGAAGGTTGCCTCCATTCCCACAGCTCTTCAGTTCTTCTTTGCTTATATGTACTCGGGTGCTCACGAAGAGAAGCTTGCGAGTGTTTTATGTATTTCTCAGCGGTTGGTCGACGTTGCCAACTCCAAGCCCGAACGGAGGTTTGCTATCTTGACGCCCAAGGAATGTATTGGGATACAAGAGAGTTTTATTGAGATGAAGAGGCACAAGGCGGAACTGTTGAGTGAACTTGGCAAGAATAAGTCGTCCAGGGAATACCTGGAATACTTTTTTACATACAACCCAGCAGATGAGAAGTCGAAGAAGAAGGTCAAGAAAGAGCTGAAGATACTTGCGGAGCCTACACCGGAGGATAGTTCGCGTTCCGATACGTGAGAATAAACTTGGTAGGATCTGACTGTGTATTGCCGTTGTATGCGAGACCTACGCACGCGGGGCAAGCCGAGTAGCCGTTCACGTTCGATGAGACCTCCTTTAGTCCCTGCAAATATTGAAGATAGTAATCATTTCCATTCCGAATACGAGGACGAACAGCCGTCGGCGCGTTCGAATTGAAAAGCTGGTAGACTTGACGCACACGAATCTGCGCGACGGCGTCCGATGCGTCGCGAATACGCATTCCTTGGATACCCGAAAGCGTCGTACTATTTTGACCGCCTGCACTCATTACGTTACTCTGAGAATTAAGTTCGTCCGGTGTACCAGCTCATATCGAAGTACTGCGGTCCAGACGGGGGAACTGTGAGGTCGTTCTTCGGGACGTCGGAGATGAGTGCGGAAATATCACCCGATGTCAATGAACGCGGCGTGTACTGGAGGTTCGAAAGAACTCCATCCCAACCTTCTGTACCCGTCGATCCCATGGTCACGTCGGACTCATTCTGCTTCGGCAGCTGGAGGAGAGAGTGGTGCTGGCGGATTATACCGTTAATGTAGATATCAACAGAATCCTGATCAACTGCAATGGCAAAGTGAACCCACTTACCTGCCGGGATATTTGAGATTAAGATGCTCTCGGGCGTATTCGCATAGGTTTGAATGACGATAAGCAGCGAGTTGGAGGTCGAGTCCAGATACAGCCCGGGGCAGTCATCCTTGCTAAAGATCAAGCGCTTCCGTCCGTAGTTGTAGGTAAAGTCCTTCACGAGGATCCAACCGGTATAGGTAAAGGTTGCGCCTTCCTTCTGGTTGAACGACCGTGTAATCTTTCCAGACGGTTCAGTCTTTGACTCCTTCCCTGAGAGAGATCCGCACATAATGTCGACAGCATCTGTCTTCTTTGCAGACGTTCCAAAGATACGCCAAAGGATGACTCCGATGATAATTGTTGTAGCAGCTGCCGCAACAAATGTAAACACGCTCATTACCTTTTAGTTAGAAACAAAGCCCCTCCCAGTCAGACGAAGTCTACCCATCTGACTCTTTTGAACTTCAGAGGGTGGATACATTGCGCCTCCGTCTTTCCAGATCATTTTCAACATTTGCTGGTAGTTTGTTTCACGCTGATGGGCGACAGTTGACGGATGGACCACACGTCCCCCAAGATCATAGATGTAATGAATACGATTTGAGTCAGACTGATACTCCTTCTTTAGCCAACCAGTTTGCGCAAGACGGATTGTCCAATCAAGATCCTCTCCTTGGCTCGCATCCTTGAATGGAATCAGGTTTGCAATATCTGTCATCATCACGTTCAGATGGTTCGGTGGGCGAAGGAAGACATCGCCAATTGCCATTGGCATGTCCAGTCTGTTTTCAAGGCTGTGCGTGAAGGTGTATTCACTCATTTGTCCCCGGAGTCGACAGACGTGAAACTCGCCCTGGATGGTTGCAAGTGCATCTTCAAAGTACGCTTCGGTTACCAGGTCATCATCGTCGATAAATGAAACATACTTTCCCTTTGCACCCTGCAGTAGCTCTTGGCGCTTGGTCCCAATCTTCTTCTCGCGGTTATCGAAGGAAATACAGATCTCAATCTTGAGACTTGCAGGCTTCAAAGAATTAATACGGTCTAACAGTCGGGTGAGCTTCTCTTCACGACCCGTAATCGTTGCAATCATGATCGTCCAGTCGTAGTCGTACGTCTTTCGAGAGATATACGTAATCAGGTCTTGAGACCAGAATGACTGATTTTTTGCATACAGTGCATCCATTCGATCTGCAAATCCAGTTCCGGGATGCTCATGCTTAATCAAGACATATGGAATGTAGGTACACTTGGAAGCCAAAGATCCCTTACATAAGTTGGTAAACTCAGTGTCACAGAACAGGCTCTTGTAGGCAGGGTGGTAGACATATCCGAATGTATTGTACATTGCACGACCCATGATCGAAATTGTATTGAGATTGTTTCCTTGAGTTCCATCATTGACCCACAAAATACCATTCGTATCTGCAAAGTTTGCTAGCATGTGCGTTCTCAGGACATCGTCATATCCCTTGATCTGCGGAACCATGTCATCCGATACGACAACGAGTATCTGCCAGTCCCAAGGAATTGCTGCAATATCTGCATTCACAGCTTCAATCTTACTGGTATTGTCACCGTAGCAGATGTCAGACCATGCCGTTTTGTAGGTAATATTTTTGATTCGATATTGGATTGAGTCTTCTGTCATTGACGTGTCATCTCGGTCGCACGAAACGCAGACTCCGATCTGGTCGGGACGATTTGCCAGTGAAACATATTGATTTAAAACTCGAAGAAACTGTTCAGGACGCGACCTGGTCGGGCATTTGAGAAGAATACGCATTACTCTTTAGAAAGATGCGCTTTGAACCACTTTACCCGAGGCATCCTTGACATTGAAGTAAAAGGTGTATCCAAACAGAGTCATCTTCGAACCCTCCTCAGCTGTGTTTGTAGAGTTCGGCTGCGCGAACGAAGCACAGTTGGTACCTGCACTAAAGAATGCGGATGCATCGGACGGACCCAGCATATTCGGGTAGGCATGAACGTTACAGACGGACCCTGAGAAACCGCCCGCATCGCCGACTACAATGTCACCTGCCGCAGGACGAGGAACGCCGGGAAGAACGCACGACTTGACCAGCTTGCCATTGATGTACACGTCAAGGTTGCGCTGGAAGACCGTTACAGAGACTGCAAACCAGGTTTGGAGAGGCACATTCTCTACCGTGCAGGTGAAGGAATCACCTGTAGCACCCGCATCATTTGCGGCACCGGGGGAGCTCGACTGTCCAGCACCTGATCCATTGGGGAAGATTGAGACCTTCACATTGATGCTATTGTCCGTCTCGTGAAGGGAGATATCCGGGTTACGGAATGCGGCATTTGTGGAATCCTTGCGATAGATGATACTCTTCTTTTTGCCAAACTGGTAATCCCAGTCCTTGATAAACATCCAGAACTGAACACCGTTATCAGCACCCTGCGTAATCGGTGCATTTGCTGCTGGAATCTTTTTCATAATTTTTCCATCAAGTGGTACAGGTGCTTGATCGGGAACTGTTGGCGAACCTAGGAGACTCACCGCTTGTTTACCGTTTGATGTCGCAATCGCATTATAGATAAACAGAGCTGCAAGCAGAAGCACAACCAGCCCCACAATCACAACCAGAGCCTTTGCAATAAGACTCATTCCTCCGAATCCCGCACTCACTGCTGTGTTGGACATAGATGGACCGTAGCTAGGACCGTAGAGGGGTGGTCTTGACGATGAGCCTCCCATTTATGTATCACTTACAAAGGAAGTTACGCTAAGACACAATGGAAAAACGAATTGGACCGCCACCAAGAGTACAGACAGTAATGTATTGCAACAACTGTGGTGCAAAGGGTCATCTCTTTCGATCCTGCAGCGACCCGGTCTTGTCATGTGGAATTATTCTTATCGAAAGCCCTACGTTACCTGCAAATCCTGCTCAAACGCGACTCTTGATGATACGACGGAAAGACAGTATGAGTTTTGCTGAATTCATGAGAGGAAAGTACGATCCGGCTAACACAGAGTATGTATCTCGGCTGATCGGAAACATGACCATCGGAGAGCAAATAATGATCGCTGACGATACATTTGATGCAACATGGAAGTCACTGTGGGGAGATGATCACCTGAGCGGAGACTACGGTCCATCTCAGGTGAAATTCAATCAGCTTGACCGAAAGACGTTGGTTGCAAACAATCCATCGGTCTACGAAGAGCCTGAGTGGGGCTTCCCCAAGGGTCGCAGGATTCGAGGCGAAACTGACGTAGACTGTGCCATCCGAGAGTTTGGCGAGGAGACCAATATCCCCCGTGACTCGTACGTAGTCTTGAAGAACATCCGATTGGAGGAGACCTTTGAGGGCTTGAACGGGATCTCCTACCGTCACGTGTACTTTGTCGCCTTCCTGAAGCAGCCTGAGATGATCAATCTGACCCAGCGGTTTACGCCGATGCAGCGTCGGGAGATCTCTGGGATTGGATGGAAGTCGTTTGCTGAATGCAATCAGCTCATCCGACCGCACCATGTTCAACGAAAGGCAATGATCGAGGAACTTGAATCGGTTCTGGAAACGTTCGAAACCGTCTAAACACATTTGCTGTAGTCAGACTAATGTTAACAATTATCACACCGTGCTGCCGTCCAGGGAATCTGCCCGCTTTGCGCGAGTCGATTGATCTGGATGCTATCGAGCGCTGGATTATCGTTCACGACACAACCATGACGCGCGGAGTCTATTCTCCTGCATTTGATCACCCCAAGATCATTGAGATGGGACACATTAGTTCCCCAGGAACGTGTTCGGGCAACAGTCAACGAAACAAGGCGCTCCAGCTTGTTCACTACGGGATGGTCTACTTTTTGGATGATGACAACGTGATCCACCCTAATTTTTGGAAGATCGCGCCCCTTTTTAAGGAGGGTCATTTTTACACCTTTGACCAGCAGCGGTGGGACGAGTTTGTGAGCACTCCGGGTGGGATCTTTAAGGGTGACACGCCGCGTCTGCAGAAGATTGATACCGCGCAGTATGTGGTGGATGTCCGAATGGCGCGTCCCTGGAAGGAAGACGATTACAAGGCGGATGGTCTGTTTATTGAGGATGTCTATCTCCGATTCTCCCAAGATCACGAGTATATCCCAGTGCTTGCTTCGTACTACAATTACCTGCGGCGCTAGGACGTCGTAAGGAGTTTACGACGTGAAGCGGAATCCAGCCAAGTAGACCGTAGCACAGTACGAAACTACGGCGATAGCAAAGACCCACCACCAAACAGGAAAGACTGTGGCTTCACGATCCGTAACCCCGAACGGGCGGATCCGTCCCTCACGCCCGAAGGCGATGGACGGTTTCAGAAACAGGAAGGCAGCCATTAAGAAGAGATAAATTGTCACCATCCACATCCGATGGTTTCGTCGGGTCAAATCCATTGTATGAAGCGGTGTAAAAAGTTCCACACCAAACACAATGAGGGCAGCTCCGGCATATGTGCTCCCTAACCGGAAGGCGTTCTCAGATGCCATTACACGAATGTTCATTAAGTCCGACTACCGTGCGAAAGACAAGGATCCGCTGGATGAAGAAGATAAGAACATTGATCTCTGCACCCAACGGAGTGGCACGGGACGTGAACTGTTTCCGTATCAAAAGATTATTCGCGATTACTTAAAAATCGAGACTCCGTATCGCGGTTTGCTGGTCTACCACGGTCTTGGATCCGGTAAGACCTGTTCGTCGATTGCGGTGGCAGAGTCACTGTTGAGCACCAGCAAAGTGTATGTGATGGTTCCCGCATCGCTTGAAGCCAACTACAAGGAGGAGTTGCAAAAGTGCGGTGATCCGATCTTTGCAGTTGAGAATCACTGGACTGCCCGGACACTCTCCGATGAAGTCCGCAAGGAGGGAAAGCGGCTGGGTATTTCGGAAAAGTTTATGGACAAGAACAAGCGCATTTACGTCACCACGCCGAGCCAAACCCCCAACTTTGAGTCTCTTGATTCCAAGGACAAGGCAGCAATCCGTGCACAGATTAGCGACATTATTGATCAGCGCTTCAACTTTGTCCGCTACAACGGTCTGACCCGCGCCAGTATCCCCGAGTACACAAAAGAAGGTATGTACGACGATTCGGTTGTGATTGTGGATGAAGCACACAACTTGATCTCCCGTGTGATCAACGAGTCCGAAATCACTGGCAAGCTGTATGATGCAATCCTTAATGCCAAACGTTGCAAAATTGTCCTCTTGTCCGGAACTCCAGTGATCAACTCTCCCAACGAAATCTCCTATCTGATGAATCTTCTGCGTGGACCGATCGAGCGGATCACCATTCCCTTCAAGACCATTCCTACGTGGGATGAAGAGAAGATCACCAAGGCGTTCCGTGCAGTTCCAGAGGTGGATACCATCGAGTTCAATGCTCTGAAGAAGTACGTGATGGTGACGCGCAACCCACCGCAGTTCCGTTCGACCTACAATGGTGAAGGTGATCGTATTGCAGTTCAGTACGTCAAGGATCTTGCCTTCGTTCCGATTGCCGCTGATTGGGTTGCGGGGATCAAGACTAAAGTTGAGACAGATGTGGGTGGAGGTGAAATCGCAACCGAGAAGATCTCCACGGTACAGCTCCAGTGTCTGCCCACGGACTACGAAGAGTTTGCAAATCTGTTTCTGGACGGTCTGAACATCAAGAACCCGATGTTGTTTCGTCGCCGTATCCAGGGATTGGTCTCCTACTTCAAGGGTGCCGATGAACGTCTGCTGCCTCGCCGTATCGACATGGACGAGACCCTGGTCAAGGTTCCAATGTCCGACGAGCAGTTCACCCGCTACCTGGAGGTCCGTTGGATTGAGATGAAGATCGATTCTCGGCGGGGACGCTCTAAGCTCAACGAAAATCTGAGCACCTTCCGTGTTCCGACTCGTCTTGTCTGCGACTATGCAACGCCGCCTGAGTTGATGATCAAGGAGGAAGAGACCTCTGAGAACAAGAAGCCGCCGAAGGAAGAATCCGATGCCGTCATCAAAAAATTGAAATCAGCTGCTGAGCGCTATTTGTCGCCCAAAGGTCTTGAAACATTCAGTCCTAAGATGCTGAAGATCTTGAATAGTATCAAGGAATCAAGTGGAAATCAGTTTGTCTACTCCCAGTACCGATCGCTGGAAGGTCTAGGTGTCTTGTCCGCTGTGCTGGATACGGCTGGGTGGCAGCCCTACAAGATCGTGAAGAAAGCTGGACAATGGGTTGAGGATCCGGATATGACAGATAAACCGGCGTATACGTTCTACACTGGCGAAGAAGACGTAGAAGAGCGTGACTTGACACGCCAGATCTTTAACGGGGTGTATTCCAAGAACTTTCCGGCGTCGCTCAAGCAGAGTGTGGATGCTCGTGGCAAGAAGATCCTGACCATTCTGATGGCATCTGCGTCGGGTGCCGAAGGTATTACGCTCAACAACGTTCGCCACGTTCACATTATGGAGCCGCACTGGACCCCTGCTCGTCACGATCAGGTCATTGGACGTGCAATCCGTATCTGCTCTCACGCAACGCTTCCTTTGGACGAGCGGACAGTGAAGGTGTCCTTTTACATCTCGGTGTTTACGGAGAACCAGATGAAGTCAGCTGATTATCCGAACATTGTGGCAATCCGTAGAAATGACATGGTCACAAAGCGCTACGAGGGAGATCCCGTCGAAGCCTTCATGTCGACAGACGAGTATCTCTACGAGACTGCCTACGAAAAGGAGCGCATCAGTCAGCGGATGGCTCTGCTGCTGAAACAGTCGGCGATTGATTGCGAAATCCATCGGAAGCTCCATTCTCGTGAGCGTCCGGTGGTCTCGTGTATGCGGTTCGATTCCACCTCGTCTGGCGATGATCTAGCCTTCAGACCTAATATTAAAAATGAAGAGTTGGATGAGACCGTGTTGCGTAACACATCCAAGAAGCACCGCGTCTTGCAGAAGGTTCTGGTGAAAGGGTTATCATTGATCATTGATCGCAATACCAAGGAGGTCTTTGACGGTCCCGCTTGGGATGACAATCAGCGGCTACTGCGAATGGGAAAGATGATCAGCGCAACTTCGATTGAGTTTCTGCTTTGATGTCCGCGATCCACCCAGCACACACCTCATCCCAGGTCTTGAACTTCCAGTGCAGTGCGGCATCCTTGTAATGAGGAAGGTTGGCAATCATCGTCTCCATCTCATTCGCAAGATCCTTGTAGTCGAACGTCGGCGCCCAAAGACCAAGAGGCATCGTACCCGAAAAGTACACACGATCCACGGGCTTGACGAATCCACAGACTCCGGTGTTCATGAACGAACGGTATGTTCCGATGTCCGTCACAATCTGCGGTGCACCCGTATACAGATGCTCAATCTGGCAGAGACCAAATCCCTCACCGTCTGACGTATTCACACCGATATCTGCAGCATTGTAGACCTCGTTGATTGACGAGTCGGGAACAGGCTTTGCAGATGTATCCACAAGAAGAAGACGCTTCGCAAACTCAGCCACATCAAGACCCTGGCGCTTCATCTCCGCTGCATAGACGCGGCTGAGATCGTAGTAGGCACCCTGCTGACCGTTCAGACCCGTGACAACCATAAAGTAATACGGCTTGGTGGGATTGCGCTTGATGAGCTCAACAAATCCCATCACTGCCAAGTCGTGGCGCTTGCGCTGACTATTGCGGTTGGCATTCACAAACAGGACTGCCTCTGGTCCAATTCCCATCGTGGCACGGATCGATGTACGAACAGCATCTGGGAGCTTCGAGAACAGAGTCGTATCCACCGCATTCTCCAGAACCCGAACATCGGGGAAGGGAGCATAGTCAGCGTAGATGTCCGCCCAGTACTTGGTGAAGCAGTACACGCGGTGAGCATTCTTTGTGATCGTCTCAATCAGCGGAGGGGCAATACCCTCATAGACCTGATCCACATAGACCCACAGCTTGTAGGGAGACGTCTCCTTGTCAAACTTCATTGCCTCGACAAACCGGTGGATGATGAGGGGATCATTGTAGATCATCACTACATCGGGGTTCACCATCTCCAGGTACTCGTGGATCTTGTTGAATCCAAAGCCCTCCTCCTTGGGATCCTCGTTTGCAGCGGCATCGTACGCAATTACACTCTTGGGGACCACGCGGATACTGCTGCGCGCGGGGAGACGCTGGAAGCCAAAGTGGTAGGTCTTCACTGCCGGAGCCAGGGTCGCAAGCTGACCAAGGAGATTGTACACGACCTTTGAGTAACCCGTCGTCTGATCTACGTGCGTGCTGATAAGAACAAACCGCATTGTACAGAATACCTTTTCTCTCCGTAAATCACAAATGCAGGTCAACTCCGCCCAAGACTACCTGACTCAGATGAAGCGCCAGATCATTGCGAAGTCACTGACGCTGGCTCCTCCTCCCCAGAAGCGTCGTACAAATACGCAGTATATTGGTATACTTGCCAACAAGGCTGATCGGTATGATATCTTTGTCGGCGGTGTCGGTATCAATACAGTCGGTCCCGCTACGCTTGGAAAAACCTATACATCCACATGCTGTGTCCCCGCCAACACTGCGACCACGACCTATTTAGTCTAATCTCAGTACTAACACAATATGCCGGGAGGTCTACTTCAATTGGTGGCGATTGGAGCCCAGAACGAACTTGTGAATGGAAACCCGTCAATGACGCATTTTCGGGCGGTCTATCGGCGGCATACAAACTTTGCAATGGAAGCGATCCGAATGACCTTTTCAAGCTCCAACTTGGAGTTTGCACAGACGACAACCCGGACGATTCAGTGCCGTATCGATCGGTACGCACAGCTCCTTCACGATACCTACTTGGTCGTGACACTTCCCGATATTTGGTCGCCTCTCGCGCAGCTGGGGTCCAATTCTCCTCCTACTGGATACGACCAGCGGTCCAACGCAATCGGATATGAATTCAGGTGGATTGAAAATATTGGATACAACTTGATTGACCACGTAGAGATCACGGCAAACGGTCAGGTTCTGCAGACCTTTACAGGAGAGTGGCTCAAGTTCTACTCGTACCTGACACACGATCCCAACAAGCGGAAGATTGTGGATCAGATGGTGGGTCACATTCCGGAGATGAACGATCCGGCGAATGCATACGATCGGATTGGACAGTATCCTCACGCAGTGGTGCCGCTGAACCAGCCGGGTGGCATTCCCAACACAAAGGTTCCCGAGCCCTCGATTCGGTCTCGCCAGTTGGTGATCCCTCTGCATTTCTGGTTCTGTGAGAATCCTGGTATGGCGCTTCCGCTGGTCTCGATGCAGAACTCGGATGTCTCAATCAATGTCACGTACCGCCCTCTGAACCAGCTGTACACCGTGATTGACGTGAATCCCCTGAATACGACCTACGGAACACGGATCCGTCCGAATACAAATGACTATGCAATTGGTCGGTTCCTGAGCCCGCCCACTGTGAATGGCAGCTCGTCCAATCCTGCCTTGGCATCTTTCTTTCCCGACCCGTATTTGGAGGGGAACTTCATTTACCTGACGGAGATGGAGATGGCACAGTTGGCATCTGCAGATCAGACCTTCTTGGTAAAGACCGTACGATACACAAACAATACAGGTCAGTATGGCGGAAACTCGGACATTGAGATTCCCTTCTTCAACTTGGTGACTCGTCTGGTCTGGTCATCTCAGCGCTCGGACAAGATTCTGTCAAACGACTGGGATAACTACACAAACTGGGATGACCCCAATCGCGCTCCCTTTACAAGCAATGGAGTGACAAACGATGTCTTTTCTACCGTGACAAACTCAACCGAGACACAGACGTTCTTGTATTCCAGCGGTCAGCAGCAAATCACATCGGTCTATCCCCGTGATCCTCTGAGCCAGGGACAGCTCTTGCTGGATGGCAATGAGCGATTCTCGATTAAGCCGACGAACTACTTCTCGCTACTTCAGATGTACAAGCACACAACAGGCGATGCTCCTCTTCTTCCTGGAGTCTACATGTATTCATTTGCACTGAACAATGATCTGTACCAACCGAGTGGCGCCATCAATGGCAGTTTGTTCAACAAGGTCGTTCTGCGGTTGACTCTGCAACAGCCCCTTCCGACAGCGGCGGGAGTTGCGTCTCAGCAGGTTGTCTGCGTCCTGAAGTCAACGGTGTTCTCCCCGAATCCGGTGGTGATCACGGCGGCGCAACAGCTGTTGGTTGATCCAGTGACCGGACTTCTTCTGTATCCTCCGGATACGCTTGTTACGGTGGTTCGTAACACAAACGGAGAGAATGTCATCTTTGCCTACACTTACAATATTGGATGTTACGTCGAAGCCATCAACTTCCTGCGAATTACGTCTGGTCTTGCGAATTTCGTGTTTGCTAACTAACAATGGGTATCGTAATCAACCAAGCCACGTGGGGCGACGAGACCGCCACCACCGATATCACCACAAGTATGCAGGAGAAGGCAAAGCCCGGATACCTCGATCTGATTGCCGATACGACTCTTGTTCCGGCGTTGGATTTACTGTCGGGTTCAAAAAATGTAACCATATCCGACTCGGAAAAGGCAGATATCAAAAAATTGGCGACTGAGCTCTGCGGGTCTGCTTCAGACAATAAGTGCATCCAATTTCAGTCAAATCAGCTGGAATCGACAACCCTGCAGAAGAAGGTGGCAGAACAACAGTCGTCGGCAAACATTGTGACCGGGCGCAGATTGACCTTGACGTACACAGACGACCAAACAGGACAGAAGCGTACAGTCGCGATTCCTGACGGACAAAAGGTAAAGTTTGGAACACCGCCAGCAGTGAAGATGCCGGACTTTACGCCTTCCAGCACGATTCTGGGATTTCTTGGAACATTCTCTAAGATTGCAATGACCCTGCTCTACGTATTTAGTATTGGAGCAACCTACCGTCTGCTGATCCTGACAGGTCAGACAATGCTTGCCTATGTGCTGACGGCAATTTCCATTGTGATCCCGTATTCCGGACTGCTCATGACCCCGATCGCCCTGGGAATCCTCAAGTATATGGAGATCAAGGCTAGCGTGCCAAAAGTTGTCCCTGGAGTAGTATAATGTTCCATCTTGAGTGGATTTCTGCGGGTGTCATCATTGGTATGCTGATTGCCTGTATCGTGATCCCTCCAACTCGGAAGCAGGTCGCTGTACCGACTCCCTATGATACGGATCTTTTTCATACCGATACGGGGTGTATTCGCACACATGCCATTGAGGTCCCGTGTGGAGCCGAAGCAGATTCGCTGAATCTACTCGCAAGTCTTGATAAGAAGTAATGCTTGACATCACTAAGGCAATTGAACGTGCCGGACCTTTCTTCTCCTTCGTGATCGGTCTGGGGATCTCCGTCCTCCTCTTTCACCGGAACTATGCCACCCAGCGGTTCCTTGGAGTACCAGTCCAGGATGTAGAAGCAAAAACGGTGAAGGTTGATGGAAAATGCTACAAATACCGCGTGGAAGATGCAACGTGTGAAATCGTGTCTCCTTCATAAACAATGGACGACCAGACCTCGCTCGACGCCCTGTTGCCCTCGCCCCAACTGCCTCAGTCGATGCCGCCGATGGCTGGTGTCTCCGGTTCGGATCACATCGCCCGTACGCACGCGTCTCCTTCCTTTAAGCCGTCGCTCCCCATGATGCGAATGATGTGGGCGAATCTGACACTGTATATCTCGTTCTTCCTTGCCACCGTGCTCTTGTCCTTGTCCGCGCCCCGCGATCTCCTCCTTCGCTATATCCCGAATGCGTATACATCTGGCGGGGTAGTGTCATGGCAGGGTGCTGGAGTTCTGGGCGCAGCTGCAGTGGTTGTGTCTCACTTGCTGAATGTATTCCTCCTGAGTTTTCTGGGTTAAAATGGATGCCGTACTGTCCATGCATGGATAGCATAGAATGACGACTCCACTCCTCTCCGCATCCGACATCCAAACGATCCTCCGTGCTCCCGAGGAGGCTATCAACGACCGTGTCGCATACGCACACATCCTCCACTCCAACTTGGTTGAGACCGCAAAGGTCGTCGATATCCGGCGGCGCTTCTGGGAAGCCAGGTACTATGGGCGCCCAACACGTTTCTTGCTCACGCGGATCCCCGTTGAGGCAGACCTGCATAATGGAACTCACATTTCGACGGAAGACCTTATAAATGAACAGTCGGTCATGGACCGGCTCGAGCAAAGCTGCGGCAAGTACGTACAGGCTACCTACGAGTTGGAAAAGAGTGGGCATTTTATTCTTATCTACCTAGAGTTTGTTCTTCCGAAATCCGTTTTGAATCCCGAGGAGGTCATCATTCCTACCACAGATGAGACTGCAGAGGAGCGTGCACTCCGGAAGGAGACCAGCTGGTAAAATGGATTTGGTGTATCAATAAGAATGGAGGATGCGAAGATGTGTCAAAAGTGCAAGTCCTACGTACATGATGTGCTGAATACGCCGTTTCCCTACAGTGATTTTTACTACGGGTTCTACAATCTCAACGTTCCCAAGCGAATTCTCCCGGAACTTATCGATGAGTTTCACCGAGTTGTTGTGGCTCACGACTATGAAGATGAGGCGTCACCTCAACAGTCCCAGCTGATGTACCTTAGCATCCGATTAGTGGAAGAGGGTCTTGTCCGCAAATTAGGGATTTCCTATCACGGTTCGATCGGGCGCGGAAAACCAATGCATATGGCACTGAATTGGATTCGATACTACTGCATGTACATGAAGAATATCCGCGCGCTGCATCACGAGCATTCTGGACACTTCAAGGAAGGTCCGATGCCACCGCTCAGCCAAGAGATCATTGATCGCTATCATAAAATGGATCTCATTACGGGATCGGATAAGAAGATACACAATGGATCCTCATACTGCTCAGGTAGTTCGCAACATGGCAAAGAGACTCGACGAGCTGGAGACACGTGTCACCCGGTTAGAGAAGGAACTCAAGCGTGAGAAGTTTATCAATCTACCGAAGGACATGACCCTTCAAGAGCAAGCGAAGGCGTTGGAGGAGCACAGAGACACGCCGATGTTGTACTCTGAAATGCGCGAGCGTTTCGGTTAAACAGAAGTAACCTAAAGAAGTAATGTTCCTTAGACCCAGACATCTTTACGAGCCTCCTGCATGGTTTTATTCGCGCATCTTAGTTGGAGCAGGTGAAATGCTCACACCTTCTTTTTTTCGTAGACACAATATCACCCACGTTATTAATTGTGCATTTCCAGAGGATTCCCCTGAATGGTTCCGGAAAGCATATCCAACTCGCTATGTGTGTTTATCTGCCCACGATTCAACTGTCGTTGATATCCTTACCTGGTATCCAAAGTTTGATGAGACATTAACGGCTTTTTTGCGTGACCCCAAATGTGGGACAGTGTTTGTTCATTGCCAGTGTGGCATTAATCGGTCAGCATTCTTGACTCTGACCTATGTGACGAAGCATTATGGGCTGCCGTATGGAACTACATTCGCTTCGTTGAAACGCCAACGTCCATGTATGTTTACGAATCCAGTCTTCAGGAAGCAAACAGAAGAGTTTGTAAATGGACGTGTTCCGAATTCGCAAGACGAGGGAGCTGGGGAACGGCGGATCTTCGATGGGGACCCTGGACTCAGTCCATCGGGAACAAGTACAGGGACTCCGTGATTCGGGGTCAAAGCAGGAGGAACTGAAGGTCAAGTTAGCCGAACTTCGAAGTCAGCGCGAAACACTGAGCACGGCAACCGAGCTGACCGAGATTGTCAAGTGTTCACAGGTCGATTCGCAGATTCGCGAGACAGAACAGGAATTGTCCAAGGCAAATCCAGTCGAGGAGTACTATATGAAGAATATGGATATCCTGATGGATTATTACGGAAAGGAGACCACTCCGTCCCAGCCCTCTTTACCTCCTAAAGAATCCAATACATTCCTCAAATTCTTTGTCGCAAATACGCCAGCCGTGGATACCGGTTTATCGAAGAAGCAGATCTTTGACGAGTACGTTGCGAGAATGAAGCTTTCCAACGGTCCTGAAGCCACGCAGCTCTTGACCGAACATTGCGTTGCGTGCAATGTGGCGCGGGAAGAGATTAGCTCGGAAGGTATTTTGGTATGTCCGTCGTGTGGATCGGAGGAGTATGCTTTGGTTGTGAGCGACTTCCCAAGTTTCCGTGACCCACCCAAGGAGCGGAACAACTACGCCTATAAAAAGATTAACCATCTCAATGAGATCCTTAATCAATTCCAGGCGAAGGAATCGACCATTATTCCCGAAGAGGTGATGAACGAAGTGGTGTTAGAGATCAAGAAGCGTCGGATTGACAATATTGCAGACCTGTCAGAGGAAGATACGCGTCAGATCCTGAAGAAGCTGGGTCGATCCAAGTACTACGAACACCGCGCTCACATTCTGAGCCGGCTGAATGGAAATCCGCCCCCGACCATCACCCCTGAAATAGAGGAAAAGGTCCGGGCAATGTTCCAGGAGATCCAGGCACCGTTTCTGCTGTACTGTCCCAACGATCGCACGAACTTCCTGTCGTACTCGTACATCTTGTATAAGTTCTTTGAGTTACTGGACTTGGATGAGTACAAGGTGTTCTTTCCCTTGCTGAAGTCCCGGGACCGCCTGATCGCCCACGACCAGATATGGAAGAAGATCTGTGACTACCTCAACTGGGAATTTATTCAGAGCGTATAATAATGGCATTCTCCTGGGCAGATTATGGGCCTCGCGATCCTGGCTCGCCACCACCTCCGGCATCCACAGCTGCACCACTTACTGCAGAGGAGAGGGCTCGTATGACGACAATTATGAGTCAGTCCGTTCCGTCTCGTCCTCTGACAGCTCTCGAACAAGGTGGTTTTGGCGACGGCGACGTGATGAGTCGGTCGGAGTACGACAAAAACGCGCAAATCAAGGGTTCTCTCTGGAGTACAATCTCACCTGCGATGTTGGCTAGAAAGGTCTTTAACAGGGTCCGTAGCCAGCTCGCACAAGTGAATCAGAACCAGACGTTTGTGTATGATGATGGACCGGGAACGTTTTATCCAGGCGGAAATACTGTACTCGCCCAGATAGACCGGCAAAATGATAGGTGGGAGACACTCAGTGATCCGATTTATGGTGGACCGCGGATCGGACGGAGAGCGGATAAGAACCTTTTCGAACGAACACTCTACGAGGAAATGTTGGCGCCCAAACAAAAGGGTCGGGATCTTACAGCTCTTAAGCGGGTGGGATTAGCTAAGAATCTCCCCGAGGACGTTGAAGGAATAATAGGGCAGTTTCTCACAGGTAAAAAGGGAACGACCGGCTCACAGATGGACCAACTGCAACAAATTACCGGTGTATCCATGGCACCACGTCCCAGTGGACGTCCTACGGGTGGTCGCACTCGCAGACGTCGTGCGCGTAAAACTCGTCGCCGTCATAAGTAATGCCACCTGTCACAGCTGCGCAAGAGGCGGAGATGAATGCGATTCGTAAGCAGTATGTCTTACCAGATGAAGAGGAGGCGGAAATGAGAGGACATGGATACAATTCTGGTATTCAAACGCCAGGCAGTATATGGAGTAAAATCTCTCCGCTTGAGCTATCCAAACGGGCATTTAACCGTGTACGTACCAGACTCACTGCAAATGACCGAAATAATGCACGCTACATTTTGTATTCCGGCATCCCCCACTCCGACGTGAATGATTATATGGATACCGACAATAACGATTGGGGACAACTTAACCCGCTTCGTTGGGGGCGAGTTGGAGTGGAATCCGAGGAAGACCGCGATCTTTACGATCAAGCCCTCTACCACGAAATGGTCGTATCTCCTCCGTTGAAATCCCAAGCACGGGATTTGGCGGCGGGTGAAGTCGCTGGAATTCTGCGTGGTCGTGACAAGACGAAAGGACTCGCTCCGGAGGGCTCTGCATTTGATCGGGCAATGGCGACGGGTATTCTACCCGGTCAGGTTGGTCAGTTTTTGACCGATGACAAGAACATCATCAAGGGAAGCAAGGGTGAAGTGAAGCAGAGTCTTCGTAATCTTGGAGAAAAGATCAAGACAGGTCCCGGAGGTCGTCGTACCCGCAGACGTCGTGCGCGTAAAACTCGTCGCAGTCGTAAGTAATGGCGAACTTAGACAATCCGGTCAACCCCCTCGGTCCGGGCCAGTATGAAATAGATCAGATTGATCCTACGACCCGTGTATTCGGCAATAGTCTTGTTGTGGGTAGAATGTACTGGGTCGTGGCGTACAACGGGGATTTTTTCTCTGCAC